ATAATGATACGATTGTAACTGCTGGGATTATTTATGGGTTTATAAATTATATTGAAGATTCAGAGATATATAGAAAAAGAGGAGAAAGGATATGAGAGAAATTAAATTTAGAATATGGGAAAATAGGATTATGAATTATAATCCTTCAACTTGGTTTTCGGAGTCAACTATTAACGATGAGTTTAATAATGATAGGAATGTAATGCAATTTACTGGAGTAAGAGATATTAACAGCACTGACATTTATGAAGGTGATATTATCAGAGCTTCTTATTCTATTATGACAAACGAAATATCTAAAGTAGAATTCAAAAGAGGAATATTTTTTGTTTTAAAAAATGGTAGGTATCATCCATTATCCGAGTTCATGTATGATTCTAGAGATAAAACAAGAGATATAGAAATCATTGGAAACATTTACGAAAATCCAGAACTCTTAGAACAAGGGCGGGTGGTTACACAAATAAGTGAGCCTATGAGCCGTTAAAAATTTCCGCATAACGTTCGCGAGGTAGACGACGTTCGCACCAATCCAAGTATCGTGTGCGAATGTCCGTCTGACCTCGCTGTTGTGTGTAGTTTTTGAATGGCAACTATTTATTATAACAATTACTATAAAGTTCAGGGGGGCTAATACGAAAAATGCGATACGGATTAATCAATGATGAAAAAACCGAAGCTACTCAAACAGGGCAAAGAGCTATTTGTCCATGTTGTAATACTGAATTACTTTCTAGATGTGGAGAGTTTAAAGTAAATCATTGGGCTCATGTTAATTTATTAGAATGCGACTCTTGGCAAGGCGGTAAAACTGATTGGCATATTGACTGGCAAGATCAATTCCCTAAAGAATGCCAAGAGATTATTTATACTGATTACGAGACAGGGGAAAAGCATATAGCAGATGTAAGCTACAATGATTTTATTTTTGAATTCCAACATTCCGGAATAAAGTTTGAAGAGATAGTTAAGAGGACTAATTTCTATCAAGGCATAGGCAAAAAAGTAGTTTGGATATTTGATTATACCGACAAAGAAGATAATTTTAATTTTTATCACTGGAAGTTAAGCAACGTGTCCAGAATCAAAGAATGGAAGTATAAGCCTAAACATATTTCAATTATGCAAGATTGGGATACATTGACATTAATAGATGTTGGCTATGAATTACGATTACTACTATGCGATAGTCTTGCAATAAAAATAGACAATATAAAAGAGATAATTACTCCCGAGTTTAGAACTAAATTGTTTAACTTGCAAAAATATTTCCATAAAGATATATTAGAAAAGCAACAAAAGGCAGCGGCTCAAATATTAAATAATTATTATGATGATGAAAATGAATTGATAGAATTAAGAAAAGAGTTAGAAATATTAAAAATAAATCACAATATAAAAGAATTTGAATTAGAAAATTTATCAAAAAAATATGATGGCTTGCAAATTCAGTATCAAATAATACTAGAAGAAAATAACTCTTTAAAGAAAAACATTTCAGCTTCAACATATTTATTCTCTTATAGCTAGGGCGGGTGACTTAAGCAAAAGAGTTTAACAATAGCCATTCAAAAATTGCACACAACTCCCTCCTATGCGTAATAAAATTACGCATATCCTCACTCTTTGCTTACTTGGTACTCTACAGAGTCGAGGAGTAAACCAGTTTCGTAAAGTGGATGGTCGAAGCCTTTTCTGTCGATTGTCTCTTGTGCGTTACCGGGTTTCTGACTGCCATTTTTTATAGTATCTTTAATATTCTTTTTTGCACTCCTTCCAATCTGTGTTAATACCTGATTCAGATTCTTTTCAATAGCATCTTTACGACCGGTAAGTAAATGATTAGTAATATTTTTTAAAGCGGAATCTACAAGTTTTTTATTATCTTTAACTGATTTTTCTAAACCATTTCTAAAAGCCGGACGTGGTGGTATTTTATCCGTACCATATTCATTAATTATAGCAACCTCGCTAGTCGTTATGTCTTTGTCAGGGTACTTATTATTAACCACTCCTATTTCTAACTTTCTCATTTCATACCTACTTCGACTGAGTACCTAATATAATTTTGTAAAACTTTTGATCTATACCACAAAGCTATGCCACCTGCTAAGGAATCAATTTCATCATCATGCTCAACTTTTTTTGAATAATTCGTAATAGGGGCTATATAGCTATTATCCGTTGTTTCTAAAACTCTTATTCTATATTTATTTGAAGAGACTTCCATCATTATCCGCTCATGTTTATTTTTAGTTTGGTGGAAATATGTCCAGTTATTTTTTATAGCTAATCCGAGTTCTTTTTCTAACTGCTTAAAAGAGTTTATGAATATTTTCGTAGAATCGCCTAGTTGGCTTTCGAAACAAGTATCTACCGGTTTATGGATGTCTAAAAATTGAAGCAGTTCTTTTTTTACAGTTTCATCAGTTATAGATTTTTCCCATTTTTTCCCGGTAAATTGTATTTCCCATTCATGGGACTCTTTACTACTATCGGGTTGTATAGCAACTATGGAACAGGATGTTTTATCAGAGTTGGAATTGTCAGAAAATGAAGGGTCTATGAATGCGACACGATAAGGAGTTGTAAAATTTGGAATTAAGGGAAAAGCTCCAATTGTATCAAGTTCAAAATTACCCCAGAGTCCGAGAACGCTCTGATTGTAACGGCTAACGTCCGTATACTCTAACTGCCTAAGTCGTTTTAAATAATTTTCAGGAAGTGTAAAATTATCAAAAGAAGTTGTTGAGATATAGGCTATATCTTCGTATTTTTTTTCAAAAGGAAGAACTATTTGTTTGTAAACATAATTATCAAAATTACTTGGATTGGTTGCTGCAAAAACCCGATTAGGCATACTCTTTTGTCTAAGCCTTCCGAGTATTTCATCGTAAACCTCTTTTTTAAATTCTGTCAATTCATCCAGTATCGCAAGCCCCGCGGTAATCCCCTTGGCTTTTCCAAAGTCATCGAACGCCCTAAATAAAATCCTACTAACTAAGCCATACCTTTTTGTAAAAACCAATTCCGGGTAAGCAGACTTTGAAAAGTCTTGAATGAGTTGTTTAGGGATATAATTTTCAATCTCTCTAAGTACAACGTCTTTAAGCATTCTGTAAGTAGGTGAGCAAAAAAGAATTGTTATACCCGGATAATCTAAAGCGTATTTTAAAGCGGTAATTATTTCAGCTATGGTTTTACCGGCTCCGACTCCGCCACAATAAAGATTAGTAGGTTTTTCAGAATTTACAAATTGGTATTGTTTAGGAAGTAGCTTTACGGCTAATTTCATTTTTCCTCGAAAGGCTTTAAGACGTCTATCGTTAATTCTACGTTGTCAATTAATTTCTCTTCTCTATACTCTTTCGGCTTTCCTAAGAGCCGATCATATACTTTGTTTAATTCAGATAAGTCATCGGTAGCAAGCATGTTTTTTAATTGCTTAACAATAAGCGCCTCCGATACACTTAGCTCATTCGTATCAATTTCGTAAAGATCGGATACTCTTAAATCCCTAAAACGAGTCCATAAAAAATCCAATTCCCACCTTGCGAAAATTTTGGCTTTTTGATTCTCGACTTTTAAAAACTCTTCGGATATGTTTTTAAATCTTTTTAGATCGGGAAGCGATAAACCGTTTTTTAATGAGGGTTTTTTAGACACACTTTAATTTCGATAAGCAAAGATTTTTGTCAAGATATTTTGTAAGAAGTGTAAAAGAGCTAAGGAATTTTTAAATTAGCTAGAGAAAACAGGTATGCGGGTTAGAGTCTCATTCTCAGAATTTTAACGTTTTAAGCTAGTGTAATCTGTTAAAAGTTGTTATAAAAAAGGAAACCTAAGAAACCCCTAAAAAAAACAGGTATGACGACTTTTTTTGAAGGCTAAAAATAATTTATTAACTAAAAATGGTTATTAGTCAATTATAATATGGCTAATATCAAAAGGTCAGAAAAAAATCTCTAAAAAATCCCCCATACCCCGCATACCCTGCGCACCGCCGCCCCTACCTTTTATATATTTACCCCCTATATACCCCCTACCCTATATTTTTTATTTTATAATTACTTCATATAAGGGGTATGCGGGGTATGGGGGATTGTGGAAATAGCTGATTATAGTCAATGATTTATTGGTTTAAAATCTCCCATACCACTTTTAGACTCCCGTTTGCTCCCATACCACTTTTACCCGTTTTTTGAGGTAGCTTGTCAATAAATTATTATCACGTTAAAAAACTAAGGTTTACCAATACATTTTGTTTTATTTAAAAATTTATTCGAGGTTAGAAAATAAGACTTGCTTGCAAAACCCTTTTAAATACGTTCTGCATTATGTCCTCATTTTTGTTTCCCATACGACAATCCAACTTTTTGAGGCTAAGAGGGTAATAGCTCTTAGCCTTATTTTTTAAATTATGGAAGATGAAATATTCTCAAAACTTTTAAAAAATAATGAGGGCTTTCTTGGGTTGCTCGCCTTAATTGCGTCAGGGGTTTATTTTATTTTTAGGTACATAAAAGTAATAATAAATCTTTTAAAAGTTTTTCAGGCGGAAAGGATGTTCGAAAATTTTAACGATAGTGCAAAAGTAATTTCCGAAAAACGAGTCACTTACATTTTTAAAAATCTCACCTTGAAAAAAACCTCGCAAGAGCTATTTGATGGTATGCGATATGCCTATGAATTAGAAACGGCAACTAAAATTGAAGGCAAGACCATTGCCTTTAAATTGAATGAACTTGAAGAAAGCGCGGTAGTGCTTGCGAATATCGTTAGATTCGTAGATTATTATAGAACCAGAAACGGAGTAAGAATTTTAATTTTTTTGCAGCATTTACAAAAATCCGAGGTTTCCGATTTCAAACAACATTTAAAAGAATACGTAAATAAAACCGAAGTACATGGAGTAAAAATTATATGAGGGATATAGCTTATTGTTATCCGATTCTTAGGGAAGCTTGGAAATACGGGCAAGCTAAATGGAAAGAGATTAATCCGAATAAGCCACAAGTAATTTTAACTTGTACCTTAAGAACTTTGGAAGAACAAAGAGCGCTATTTGCACAAGGTAGATTTCCAGTCATGGAAGTTAATAGACTTAGGAAGTTGGCAGGGTTAAGTCCTATTAGCCAAGCAGAATCTAAAAAGAAAGTTACGAATTGTGAGCCGGGCGATAGCAAGCATAATCCCGATAGTAAAGGGCTGTCAAGGGCTTTTGACATTGGGTTTATAAATTTAAGTAGTGGTAAGGCGGTTTCTTTAAATTGGGATCCGAAACTATTTATCGAATTCTACAATATCATTTCGCCTAAGTTTCCAACTATTGATTTTGGCGGTAACTGGACAAAACTTAAAGACTATCCACATTTTGAGATAAGAGGCTAAGGGCTAATGGGTATTAAAATGATTAAGAAAATAAAGTACAGAGAATTGAAATCTTACAAGTTTGAACTTTCGGAAGGCTATATTATACAAACTGAGTTAAAGCCTAGTCAAGATATTTTTGAGCCTAATGAGGAAAGCCCGTTAATTGTATTGTCGAAAAACGGTTTATTATGTATAGCCCCCGGTTATGCATGGGATGGGGCAAGCGGTTTTTTTACTGTTCAAACTAAAAACTTTTTAAGAGGCTCCCTAGTGCATGATGCTTTATACCAACTCATGAGACAAAAAAAGTTAAGGGTGGATAATAGAGAGTATGCGGACAAACTTTTAAAAGAGATTGTACAAGAAGATGGCATGTCAAACTTTAGAGCTTGGTACGTTTACCAAGCAGTTAGAAAATTTGGTGAGTCAAGCGCAATGCCAAGAGACAAAGAAGAGATTCAGGAAATCGTTTTAAGTGCTCCGTAGGAAAATATGAATAGTATACAAAAATTAAATGAGCTAATGAAGGCTACACTAGTGTTAGCCGAAACACCCCTTTTAAAATTGCAAGAAAACAAAAAACTTTTGAGTGATTTAAAAAGGATTGTATCTACACAAAATTTCGATTCTATTATGAATAGCCTCAGAAATGAAAGACTGCAAGAAGATAATTTTATAAATCCTGTAGGCAATCAAGACAGTAATTCTATTGAGTTTACTAAGAAGTTTGTAAATTTTCAGAATGTAAATTATGATCTTTTTTCTAAAAATAAAAATACTGAAAGCTTTTTTAGTATGCTTCCTGTTGCAAAAAATTCTAAAATTAAAAAATCTGAAATTCAAGAAGTTTTTAATGCTGTACAAAAAACAAAAGAAGCCAAAGAATTTCAAGAGATTTTTAATTCTGTTTATTCGGATAAGGCTTTACAAATCGGTACAAGCCAAGATCCGACTTTTATACAATCCTATGTAGACTACTCGCCTTATATTTATAATTACCAAGCTTATCTTGCAATTCCTACACTGAGCCAAACGGTAGACAGACCGATTGAGATAGCTCTTAAAAAAAACCCTATCATAGACTTTAAGGATGACGTGCTAGACGCGTATTTTCAAAAATATTTAAAAATAGAAAATATAATCCCTAAGCTTAAAAAGTTTATTCTCTACTCTACACTTAGCCCTAGAGGAAGTTTAGTAGCTCCTATCCTAGATAAAAGCGGAAAAATAAAAATACAGGTTTTTAACGATACTCAATTTACTTACTCAGTCATGCCTCAATATTCTAGGTTTGATACTAATGATAATGAGTATGGGATAAGCAGTGTTTACCTCTTAGGAAAAGTTTTACAACCCGGTACGACTTGCCATTTTTATTGTCCCGGTTTCGAGCCTTTATTTGGAATCGGAAAAAATAAAATGATTCCCTTAAAAAATGCGGCTGAGGCAATTAACATTTATTTGTATACTATTAAAGTATTATGTATTAGAGCGCAAGTCATGGTTCAAAAATGGAGCGGGGAAGGGCAAACGGATTCTTTACTCTCTAGTATGAAAAAAATGAGCGAGCAAATTAACAGTAGCTTATCATTGAATACGGCTGTAAAATTACCCGAAGGCGCCGACCTTACTTTATTGAATAATAATTTAAGTGAAGGCTTTGCAAAAATTTCTCCTATTATAAAAGAATTTCAAGCGATTTTGACAGGGGTTGCACCCGACTATTTGTACGGTAGTGATACTGCGTATAGTGCTAATAGTTTTAATATTCAACTATCGCATCAAAATATTAGAAGCGAAATTCAAGAAACTGGAATAGAACCCGCTCTAAGATTTATTATTAATTCTTGTCTTTTAAACGATGAGCGATTGAAAGATTATAAGAATATGGAAAATGAATTTGAAATAAAATTTGAGACTTTATATGAGCCTACGGGAATGGAAAAGGTGAACGAGGACAAGGGCAAGATAGATAATATTGTAGCTATGGCAGGTTATCCTGAATTAGAAGAAATTTTTAAGAAGGAAAATTTATTTCCAAAAGATTCTAGTTTACCATTAGCAAAAGAAGAAATTCAAATGAGTTAAACATTGATTAACCTCTTTAAAAAATTTACACCTAGCTTTCAAAACATTGTAAAAAAATATGCTACTGATTGTTGGTATGGTAGGGAATCCGAAAAAGATTTTATAAAGAGGGTTTCGGGTTTTAGAAAAAGATTTGAAAGGGAGTTAATTTCCTTTTATCGTTCTAGAGGTTTGAAAGTAGACGCGAAGGAAATTGAAAATTTATCTCTACAGTGGCAAGCGGAACAACTAGCCTTAGCGCATTCTATAAAAAAAGATATGCGAAAAAAAGAAACGAAAGTTATAGAAGAGAAAAAAGAAGAAATTAAAAAGGAACAAATTGAACTTTATGAAAACGCAGGGAAAGCAAAGAAGAAAAGTTTCGTACCTGTAATATCTGCTATTACAGCCGGGAAGCTGGATTCAGATTTTACAAAAAAATCAAAACAGTTAGGCGATGAAAGCGCGTTCGATTTGGTATCTAAGATCAACAATAAGATTCTTATCGACAATTCAGACAAAGGCGTTTTTAAGTGGGTTACGCAGGGGGACAACCAAGTAAGACCGACGCATAGGAAGCTAGATAAAAAGATTTTTGCTTGGAATAACCTTCCAAAAATTGACGATGAAGAGGTTGAGCCGGGTTCGCAGTGGGGTTGTAGGTGTTATGCAGAAATTACAACCGGTAAACCTTTAAAAAATTATTCAATAAAATCCTAGCCTTTTAAAAAATTTAACTTGACTTAAAATCCTGAAAAACCTACGTGAGGTAAAATAATGGAAATCCAAAAGCTTCTTATATTATCTATAATTTTTGTCGTTTACTTAATTGCCTCTTCCTATCTAACTGTTTTACTTAACCAATATTTCACACACAGAAAAAAAGAAAAAACTGACAAGAAAATTAAAGGCTTTTCAAAGAAGCAAACCAAAAATTATAAACAGCCTATCACTTTACAAACTGTAAAAAATTCTCATGCAGTAAATAAAAAAGGGGCTGCTAAAAATGACGTTTCTGAATTCCAAAAGATTAAAACCAGTGAAGTAGTTTTACCTGTTATTAAGTGTACTGTTTTAGAATATGGAGCCGGTGAGCTAGGGAGTGAGTTTCCAGAAATTACAAAATTATACTATTCCGAAGAGGCTTTAAACGATAAAGAATTCTTAGAAAGTGTAGTTAGAAGTCCTTGGAATGTACAAACTCATGAGGTAAATACTAACGAGGCAAATATAAAAGTTTCGGGTTGGTCTGTCTCCTCTTGGTTTGACGAAAAAGATAAAACGGTCTATGCAAAAGGTTTTTTAATAGGTGAGGAAAACATTGATTATGCGAAAGAAAACCAAAACCAGAAAGGATTTGGTACAAGTGCTTTTATTTCTTTTTTAAAAATCGAAAAAGAAAACGGTACAACGCCCGAAGGTTTAGAGTACAACGCGATCGCAAGAAAAGCAGTTTGTAACCACGTGGCAATCCTTCCTAATATTCGTGACGAAAAAAATAAAATCGTTTCTATAAATGCTAAAAATGCCAAAATTGAAAGTAATATTAAAAATAACATCGGAGTTAAAAACACAATGGAACAATCGGAATTTAATGCTTTAATGGAAAAGTATGAAGCTGAAAAAAATTCTAAGAATGAAGAGACTGATAAAATTGTAAATGCAGTTTTAGAAAAGCTGAATTCTAAGAATGGAGAAAAGAAACCTGAGCCTGTAAATGAAGAACCGGCAAAGGAAGAAAAGAAACCTGAGCCTGTAAATGAAGAACCGGCAAAGGAAGAAAAGAAACCTGAGCCTGTAAATGAAGATCATAAAGAACCCGAGGGGGACGAAGCAAAAGCGGCTAACGCTTTACCGAATGAAAAGCTAGTTGGAATCTTTGCTGAACATTACGGATTAAGATTTTCAAAAACCCCTACAGTGAAACAACTTGCAGAGATTGCCGAAATTCCGTACACTTCTTTTAGCCAAGCGTTGAACGCTTTGAAGAAAAAAAGTGAAGAGATAATGTCGGTTATCCCTAGTGTTTCTAATTCAGAAAAAAAATCAACTTCAATCAGTGAAGTATTAAAGGACTTTTAACTATGAGACTATTCAGAAATTTAGTAAGCATCTTTAGGCTTTTTGCTTTGATTGGAATGCCTATTCCAAGTGTCAAAATTTCAGAGACTAACCCTAAAGGCGGTACTTATCAATATACGTCTAAAAGGATTTCAGGGCTAAGACTTGTTATCCCTTCATCTAGTGGGGTTGCTTCTATTAGTAATAATAGAATCGTTACTATCCAAGAAGTGACAGCGACACAAGAAATGATCGCTGTGTCAAGTCCTATTCAACAAACCAGTTGTAAGATTATCGGGTGGGGGGTACTAGAGGAAGCTTTACAAAGCGGTGGAAACTCTTCAATAGCCCCTACACCTAATAATTTAGTTGACGGAGATACCGTAACGGTTTTAAAAGACCCTTCAAATGTGTACATGATAGACGTCGATACTTCGAACGTACCGGTAAGCGGTTTAGCTGTAGCCTACGTTGACGGTCAAGGTCGATTAAGTTCATCAAGTGCCGGAAGCAATCGCAAAGTAAGCGGGGCAACTTTTTCAAGTGTGCCGGGCTTACAACTAGCCGGTCAATTAAAAACAGGCTGCATTTTTTATCAAATGTTTACAGTGGTAGAACCGTAAAAAAGGAGAAGTGAAATAAAATGAAAAGAATTCCTAAAAATCCAAATCAAGACAAAATCAAAAACTTTCTTGCGGTTACTAACGCTTACGCGGAGCAACAAAGACAACTAGGAGAACCTACAGAATTTATTCAAGCGGCTAATGCGGGTAAGGTTTACGAAAAAATGCTAAAGCTGTCGATTGCGGCTAACGACATTAGCCACACAAAACACGCTCAAAGTATTTTGGCAATCAAAAACTCTTTTCCTAACGCGTCAAGAGAAGCAATTGAAATGTTTTCTGGTATCGGTGAAAAAGTATCCGAGCAAGTAAGAAACATTTCAGAGGTATTTGTAAAAAATGGAATGTCTATTGAAAAAGCGGTTGAGAGTGCTTTTAACAGTTTAGCAGGTAATCCAGTTTATGACCACTTCGGAAATTTAAACTTACTCTCTTCTCAACTTTACGAGGAACAAGTTTTTGTTAATTCGTTTATTGATAGTGGCGATGCTTTCAACATGCCTATCGAGTCAGGTGGTGACGGTACAAGTATTTCTAGATTCCGTTCGCCTACAGAACAAATTTCGGGTAGTGGCAAAACTTACCAAGGTGATATTAACCCACAAGGCTACGAAAATGATGATACTAACCGAATTTCCATTTCTTTGTTTAACGAATTCAAAAACGTTAAATGGTTACAGGAAGGGGTTAATTTAAGTTCTTCTCAAAGAGACCAAATTCTCATGTATGAAAATTCTGTAGCTCCTGCCTTGGCGGGTTTTTTGATCCAACAAAGATTAATTGACGCGGCTCAAAAAGTTCTTATGAAACAAGCAGAACTTTTACTTGTGGGTGGACTTGACCAAGCTAATAGCTACATTCCAAACGTAGGTGGAAGTTACGGGTTGTTATCCTCTAACATCCTACACGCTAAGTCGGACGCCGGCGATGCAACCCCTCAGCCTATCACTGGCGCGGAATGGCAAGCAAACCCTACAAAGCTTATCCAAAAAATTACTAACTATTGGTATAAGCCTATTACCCCTGGCGCGCAACTTCCAATTTTGGATAGCTCGCTAATGTATAAAGAACTTGTTCGTCTTTTCGCCTTACCGGCTTCTATCAACGTTGATTTACAGCCTAAAGAGTGGGTGCTATTTGTTCCTAGCTCTTGGTATGCGCTCGCTACTCAGTATCCATCTAGTGGTACTTTTAACAAGCAATTGCAAGAGATGATTACGAGTGCAACCGCAGGAAAAATCGTAGGAAAGATTAGAGTTGAAACATCTTCTCTTCTAAACTACGGTGCAAATGTAGGAACAGGAACTAACGCTTACAACTACATGGTTCTTATGGCTATGGGTTCGCCTGTAGATAAAAAGGCTGTAGTTATGCCCGGTCAAACAACTATTCCCACAGTAATTGCTTTACCTTCTTCTTCTTCTCTTATGAGATTTAGAGTTCAGTATGCAACAGGGGGTATTATGGTTAAACAATTCGGCGGTTGTTTCGTACTAGAATTTTCTAACGCTTCCTAAGGCTTAAAGGTTACTCAGTGTTTGACGCTAGTTTATATATTGATGAATTACGGCTAAGACTGAGTAACCCTGCTATCCTTGACAGTGAATTAACTGTCTATCTAAACTCTGCTTCGAGGCAAGTCAAAGTTGGTATCTATTCGGAGGATGATTACGTAGAAATGATTTTAAACTCAGCTTGTCAACTCTTACTAGTAGATAATAAATTTCCAGAAATTTCAAGTGTTGCTAGTCAAGGGGTTTCAACTTCTTTTTCCAGTGCCAACCCAAAGAGATTTTTAGAAAAAATCTCGGCTATTAGACAAGCATATTGGTTAGGCTAATGGCTAATGAACAAACAAGAAATCTAGCTCCCTACGCTTTTACTAGAACTACTATGAAGCTAATATTGCTTATCTACTCGGATAAAACTTTTAAAGACGATGGGAGTTTTGAAACTGTAGAACAAGAAGTAGAAACTAAAGTGAGGCTAATAGCTCTTACATCTTCGGAAATTCAAAGACTTTTTGAAAGTGGGGTTACTATTTTGAATGGGGTAAGTATATCATTAGTCGGAGAACTCGCAAGAGTGCCCGATTACGTAAAAGATGGTGAACAACTTTACCGAGTTGTATCATATACTTTTGAGCAAGGGGTTAGTGTAATGACTTGCTCAATGTTACCGGGAAAGGAAAGTTAAAATGCCCGGTCTAACTTTACAAGAAAGGTATTACGGGATAAATGAAAACCTAAACAAGTTTTTACAATCCAAGTACATAGATTGTCCAGTTTTAAAATACGGAATAGATGTAGCAACGTTAAAAACAGATACGAAAAAAGCTGAAAAGATTTACCCTTATGCAATGACTAGTATTAATAATATTTCGTCTAACGCATGGACAAGTGAAGAGAGTGGAATCTTTACAAGGTTTGATTACCAAGTAAATTTTTTTACAAGCCCAAAAACTGAATTCACGAATGACGCAAAACTTTTTAAACCATTTGAATTTATTAAACTTGCTTTTACCGATATAAATAAAACGGTACTGGAAATAATAGATAAAGATGATAATACTACAATGCTTGCGGATATTCTAAATGTTTCTGAAATGTCAGGTTTTGGGGTTATCTCAGGAGCCGTAACACCTAGCAAAATTTTAATTGTTAAATTTGCGGCTATATGCGGTTATCCTGAAAGTATTGGAAGTAACGGATATGCAACGGATACAAGCAAAGCACTTGGTTTTGATTTTATAATTTAATAGGAGAAAAATAAAAAATGTCACAATCACAATTTTTAAATATTACCAGTCAGTTAACCACCGGTCAAACTTCTGGACTTACAAGAAGTTTACTCATCGTTACCCGTGAAAGCGTAACGGGTTTTACGATTGACTCAACAACAGGGCTTTATAAAATCAATGCAAGCGATTTGCAAACTTTTATAACTGCAAATCCTGCATCCTTGGCTTTGATTAGTAATTTAAATACTCTTTTTGGGCAAGTTTATTCTTATCCTCACGTTTATATTTTAAGTGCGAGTGGTGGGGTTAATAGTGAGTTGCTCACTAAAGCTAATGCTAGATACCGGGAATGGTCTTTTATAACGGTAGCCGATACCCTGCAATGCTCGGTAGTAGGAGTTTATCAAGATAGATACTTAGCCGACATTGATACAATTGTTACTTGGAATCTGACAACTAACCGAAAAATTCTTTTCCACACAATTTCAGCCGAGGAAACAGATAGCGCAATTTCAATTCCCGTAGACTTTCAATTGTTAGGCGATTTTCAAACCAATCGGATAAAAACCGTGGTGAGTAACGACAAGGATATGGTTTCCGGCTCAACACCCGTATACAGAAATACCGCTCTTGCTATTTTATCTTTTTGTATTAATGGAATCGTCTTAGCTCGTTCGTGGGGTTCTTTTTCGGATGCTCACGATCTTGAAGTTATTAAAGCAGATACTTATTCCAATGCTGTAAGGTCATACATCGAAAATCAAGGTTTAGCACAATACAATGATAAGAAGGATAAGACCGGAAAAAATTATTTGTACGATACACTTATGAATAAGCCTGACTTGCAAATCGAGGCTTTGACAAGTGCCGACTTTATAGAAGATTATACCTACGTTTATGTAAACAATGTTTTGACGGCAGCGGGTAGTACAGGTTTGACGAACGATGACGCGGGTATTCAAAAATTTGTAAATCTAATAAGACAAGCCATTTCGAATTGTTTTGCCAATGGTTTGATTCTTAGTAAACCAAATGGGAGTCAAGACGCTAGCGTTTCTTTCCTAACGGCTTCTCAGGTTAGCGCAATAGATTCAACTTGGCAAGCTACGGGTGTATGGGTAAACGGTATGTTCGTTGCTAGGGTTAGACCTTTTGCAGCGGCTCACTATATCACAATCAATTTTATATTTTAAGGATAATAGGTATTAACCATGTCAAAAGTTTTTAGTTTAAATTTTGCAAGTGTAGTCGCTACATTTACACCAAAGGATTCTAGTGTACAACCAATCACTTTTAAAGCCGACGTTTTTTTTAATGAAGGTGAAATGCTTTCGGAGCCGGCTGCAAATGCGGAAAGGGCGAAATACTTCGCGGCTAATGACGGGCAAACCGGTCAATATGTAGATATTTTTGCCAAGAGTGGGAAAAGGGATATTACAATCATGGATTCGTTAGAGGCTGAAAAGCTTATTGCTTGGGCTATGTCTAACCCTCAACCGTTATTTGATTTATCTTTCTACTATAAAAGAAACGATCAGGAAGCAAGTGAGGCTAGAACGCAAATGCATTATGATTGTAAATTTCTAGGTCATCCTGCTAGGATACCCGGTAACGATTCGGTAGTTATTAAGTTTTCCTTTAATTATGCGAATATGGATACGTTAGACGCAAGCGGAAATCCTATATCTTTGTAAGCTATGCAAGTATTTAATGAATTAATCAAAGTTTCAAAAGAGTCTATCCTAAACAAGCATTTTGAGATAGACATGGTTGCCTACGAAAAACTTTCTGAATCCGAAAAGGAATCAATTAAAAATTTATTTCCTACGGACGATGAAAAAAACTTTATGCAAGTTTTTAAATCTACAGCTCCGCAGCTTGCAAGGTTGCAACGTAAAATGTCGGTATGCCTTGATGTAGAAGTTTTAGATTACGATTTCAATGGTATCACTTTTACTTATTCTGGTAATACTTATGAAATCCAATCTTGCAAAAACGCGTACAAGATTTGTCAAGCGTTAGAAAAAAGTACATTGGAAGCAGTTTACGAATTAGGAAAGCAAGGATGTATTAGAATAAATGAAAAACTAATAGGAGACATTAAACAGGATAAGACAATTGAAGTAGATGAGTTGATGCTTATCCAAAAAGTTACTGACAAGTTTTTTTTTCAGACTTTTATAGCTTAATAAATATCGAAACTGAAAAAGTAATTTCTTTCGGTTTCGATTTGTTTAGCTTAGTGGTTAATCGGTATTTGTCTTTCACTGAGATACAAAATATTTCCTTGTTAGACGCTAGGAAAATTTATTTTTTAGGAGTTGCAACGAATGGCTATTGAATCAGTTATTAATCTTGGAATTAAAGGCAGTGACTTAGTAGCGTCAACTATCGAAGGAATAAATAAACAGAGAGAAAACCTATCTAAAAAATCTAATGTAGAAATAAATCCAAATATAAAAAAGGCTAGCACTGGTTTACCCCTAGCCGAAAAAATAAAGCAAAGAAGGGAAGAAAGAAAAACCGAGAGAGCCGAAGGCGTAAATCTTAAAACAAAAAAAGAAAGAGACAAAGGGACGGAGAAAGAAGGCGCTAAAGTTCTGAGAGTTGAAAAACTTTACGCTGCTAGTTTAATAGGTAGTGCGGGAAATGAAAAAGAGAAAGAGAAAGAGAAAGAGAAAGAGAAAGAGAAAAAATCTGAAAGCGATTATGCAAAAAATTTAAAAGAAGGTCTGAAAGCTAGTGGTGGTCAAATTGCTAATTCTGTTTTGAGTATGGATGGGATAGGAGCCGTAAAAGGGGTAATTGGAGCCTTGACCGCTGCGATCCCTTTTGTAGACGGGGTTGGTAAGGCTGCAAATTTTGCGATAGATGCGATAGTAAGTTTTAAAGAAAAAGTAAAACAGCAGGTTGCAATTGTAGCTGATGCAATGGCAAAAGAAAATACGGTAAGGAATTCTTTTTCAAGGGAAATGCAAGCCGCCGGGAAAAGTTTTAACGATCTAATCGGATATGATGAAAAAGACGCGAAAGGGAACGTTACGCGTAAAGGCAGAAGTGACATAGGCAAGGCTGAGCAAGCAGGAATCGCAAGCGCAATTTCTGGCAGTATGGGGAAAGTTACTAATGAGTTTGCTCAAGAAGTTGGAAAACTTTTTGTATCCGAAGATGGAAAGAAAAAATATGACGTAGCTCAGAGTACAGAATTAGCCAAAGGAAATTTTGGAGCCTTAGGAACCGACAAAGGTTTTTTTATGCAGCAAATTTCAAACGGTTTTGGTGCAATGCCCCCTTCTATGAAACAAAAGTTAACCTCTCAAATGTATGGTATGATAACACCTGATGAAAGAGACGAACAAACCGACTACGGAATTAAAAGCACTAAGACCGGGTTTGATAATAAAGTCATTGGTAGCGCGGGTAAAGGACTTTCAGGTGGCGCCGGCATGGGAGCCAACTTAAAAAATGCGAACGACGTACAGGACGTAGAAGATAAACTTGGAAATATGGTACAGGGTGGCATTAGTCAAACCATAGACAAGGCTAGACAGTATGCGAGTGCCGGGTCAATGGAAGGCGCGGTAGGAATGATGAAAAATGATGCTAGTAAAGTCATGGCTGATGCAAGCGCGGCGGCTATTCAGTCAACGACTAACTATGCTAAAAACGCGTATAGTGATATGACAAATTCTTTTAAAAAGTCTATGAATGAGACAACCGAAAATATGAAAAATAAATTAAATTCGCTAAACCCTTTTGGTAAAAAATAATGTCCTTTGAATTTAATCCACATTCTAAAGTTGGAAGCTACTCACAAGGGGTAATCGGTCAATCGGTTATCATCGGTTTACCTTCTATGGCTAGTGCAATTCCAAATTATGTGATAGGTACAACTACAACCGAAAATGCAAATATATCATCTAGTATTGTAGGCTTGCCAATTACCGATGGCGATCTAATTCAAAAAGCTGCGCGCAATAGTGGTACATATACTCTTAAATTAATTCTTTCAGAAACCCCTAACACCTCTAGTCAACAAATTGCAAAAGTATCTAAAGCGGTACAACAGATTTCAAATGTGGCTAGGACTCTTTTAAATCCTAGTCCGTCTTTTGTACCGAATCTTTCTGGTATTAGTTCAAGTTTCATTGTAACCCAATTGACAGCTCTAAGAAATATGAAAGACTTTTTTCAACCAATCCTAGCACTAAATTTATTTATGCCTATTTCATCTTTTTCGGTAGGTAATAATAATTTGAATTCTTTTTGGTATATCGAGAAAATTTCCTTTGATAAGGAAGAAGCGGCTAGAGGGGTTATTGTTAATTTGTCTCTAAAAGAAGTTGTTGAAAGGCGAAGTTTTTCAAGTGTTTCGCAGACTCTTATGAATTTGGCTACGGAGATTTTAAACTAATGGCTAATTATAGTTATCCACAAAATAGAAATTATGTTTCGATTCTTCAATTTACTGCTATGGGTTCAGACATTATTAATCAATTCGAATGCGTAAACGGAGAAGTGGCAGGATTTTGTATTAAGACTTTTACCGATTACGAAACAGGAAAAGAAATAAAAATCTCTTCTATCTATGACTGCTTAACAGGTGAGGCGATCTATATTACATCTTTGCAAATACA